AAGGAACAGTTAATCCATTAAATTTTCTAGCGTCAGCATCATCAAAAAATCCAAATATTGCCAGAGCAGGATCTGGTGGTGGCGGAGGTAGAGGATCAGGATCTTCTCCTGGGTCTTTAAAAGCAGCACCAGCAAATCAAAATAATGGAACAAGTTTAGCACAAGCATCTGGTCAAGTATCAATGATGGCAATGGGAATGAATACTCCAACTGGCAACATTATTAATAACATTTACGGTGGCGCTGGTGGTCAGCAGGGAACTCCTACGAGTAATTCGTTATCTGCTGGAGCAACTGCTGCCAATACACTATTTAATTGGAAAGCTGCTAGGAGATAAACATGGCAGAATTTCAATCAACAACTGACTTTCAACTTTCAAGTGTCATAATTTCTCCAGGTGATGGATCTGATGGATATCAGATTAAGCAACTTGTCCAAGTATTCTCTTATATTGAAAGTGTAGACTATCCATGTGTAATGGCATCTATGATCGTCGTTGATAGCGGCGGTCTTTTGAACAAGTTGCCAATTCAAGGTGGAGAAATTGTAAGAGCTAAGGTAAAAACAAATGCCGATCCTGATGGACTTGAATACACAATGCGTGTCTGGAAAATTGCTAACAGATATGTTAAGAACCAAGATCAAGCATATACATTAGGACTGGTTTCGGAAGAAGCATTGAATGATGAATTTGCCAGAATTGTTCAACCTTTAGAAGGAAAACCAGATGAGATCATCGCAAAGATGCTCAAAGAAATATTGAAAACACAAAAGACATTTTATTCTGAACCATGTCTTTTTTCCACACGATTGATTGCTGCGAGAAGAAGAGTTTTTGATGTGGCATCAATGTTAATGGCAAAGAGTGTTCCAGCTATAAATCCAAAACCAAAAACGTCATCAACTACTTCAAATACACCAACTCAAGAGCAAGAGCAAAAAGTTTCTGGAAGTGCTGGATATTTCTTCTGGGAAAATAGGAGAGGTTTTAATTTCTTCTCAGTTGATACATTATGTTCAGAAATATCAACTCCTGCTTATGATGGAAAACCATGGGGTCCATATGTTGAAAAAATTGTCAATCAATCAGATGGAGCAGACGACAGATTTACAATTTCAAGTATAACTTATGGATCTGAGATTGATTTGATTACTGGTCTCAGAATGGGAAGATATTCAACGAAGATGTGTTTCTTTAATCATTCAACTGGTCAGTATGATGAGTATGTTTATAGTATGAAAGATGCGTTTGAAGATATGAAGCATCTTGGAAGTCAAGAAGAACCATCTTTAATCAAAGTTGGCAAGAATAAAACTTTGGCAGATTATCCAACTGGAATAATGTCATTCTTGTTGGATCATGAAACTTGGTATAATGAACAAACTCCAGCATCTCCATATGATAAAGATGGAAGTAAAAGTCCTTCTCCATACGCAGATAGACATTTAGAATTTGCTGCTCAGTCAATCGTGAGATACGATACTTTATCAAATCAAACAGCAACGGCGGTTATTCCTGGTAACTCAAGAATTTGTGCTGGAGATAAAGTAGACATTAGAATTATCAACAAATTACCATCAGAAACTGCCAAGAAGGATCCTTTTGATCCAGAAAATAGTGGTGTCTATCTTGTCATGGAAGTAACTCATGAGTATAATACTCTTGTAGGAACGAATGGTAGATTTACTACAACTCTTCGTCTTGCTAGAGATACTCATGGAATTAAGAACCGAGTATCACAACATGGCACTAAATAATGTAACAGGAGGAAACTAAAATGGAAAACATTGACGTACATATTGAACAAGACAAAAAAATTCTTGATGATCCACAGACATCCCCACAAGCTCGCAGACATACACAAGAAGAACTTGCCGCTCTAGAAGCATACAAAGAGCGTCATCCAAATGATGATCGTGATCCAACATCACTAGAACTTTTCTGTGATAGCAATCCAGGTGCTTTAGAATGTAGAGTATACGATGATTGAGTAATATGGATCAGGCATTAGCTCAAATATATCCAATCAATAGGATTGGTAATGATGGTTTTAATTGGTGGGTAGGTCAAGTAGAAGGAACTGCTGCTGATGAACCAAACAACAAAGGGGGAACTCGCTACAAGGTAAGAATTGTTGGCGAGCATCCCCAAAGCTTTGAGTTATTGCCAACGAAAGATCTACCATGGGCAAATGTCATGATGCCTGTGACAGTTCCTTTCATGCCAGGAAATGAAGGTGGAGCAAACTCACAGTTAAAATCTGGATGTTGGGTTGTTGGATTTTACTTAGATCCAGAAAGACAAAAACCTATCATCATGGGTTCGATTGGTCAAACTCCTGGTGCTACGACAATTGTTAAAAATGCCAGACCAGATGATCTTCCATTTACAACTGCTATTCCGCCAACGGTAAATCCAGCAACTGATGGTCAACCAGCACCAGAAAATCCACAAGGCGGACAGTCAGAAGAAACAAACAAAAGTACTGGTGGAATGCCAGATGGAACAACAGGAAAAGATGGTAAACCAAGAGTTCCAGTAGCTTCAAGAAAAGAAGAAGGAGCAAAAAGAGAAAATTGGTGCCAAACAGTAGCAGAAAAATGCTCTAAAGAAGATATAAAAACAAAAGCAACTAGTATTCTTACAGAGTTATTCAATGAATTAAAGAATAATGGAGGAAACATTGGATCATATCTTATTAACAAATCAACTGGAGCAGTTTATAGCAGTGTTAATATTGTAAGAAGATATGTTAATAAGTTTCTTACTGTCATTCGTCACTTTATTGCTAAAGTCAAGGGATTTATTATTGACAAATTGAAAGCAGCAGTTAATGATTTAATTAAGGCACTAATCTATCCATCAGAAGAAGGCAATGTTTTAACACCAGTAACAGAATGGTTTAACAATCTTCTTAAAGATCTTGGGTGTAGGATGGCAGATCTTGGAGATCGTTTGGCTGAGTGGTTAACAAATGTCTTGATGGATCTTGTTAATCAAATCTATCGTTCAGTTGCTTGTCAGATTGATACTCTTGTAAATGGTATTCTTTCAAAGATTAACTCATTAATGAATGAACTACTAGATGCTGTTCTGGGACCTCTACAAGAAGTTTTACAAGCAATTTCTGGACCTTTGGACATTATTGGTGGGGCAATTAGTTTTGTTTTAAATCTTCTTGGTATTTCTTGCTCTGGTCCCGATCAAACATGTGCCAAATACAAGCGTGTCTGTGTTGATGGAAGTAAGAAGGAAGGAGAAAATGATAAAGATTTCTTAGATGACTTATTATCAAGTATTGATAACCTGTTCCCAGCAACTGGAGCAGATTATACTCAATATACTTGTGCTGAAGCATATACTGGTGGTCCTTTAGCAATCACGACGATTGGATTTACTGGTGGTGTTCCTATACCAACTGGCAGTGGATCTACAACAGAAGCATTAAAAATTACTTACACTATTGATGATATTGATGTAGAAGAAGGAGAAGACGCCGTATTTACAGTATCTAGATCTGGATATACAGAAGTTTCTTCTTCTATAAGATATAAAACTTTAACAAAAGGTACTGCTACTCCAGATGTTGATTATTATTCAGATCAAGGAATTCTGGGATTTGCTCCAAATGAAACACAAAAGCAAATTATAATAAAGACATTTTATAATGTTCAATCTGAGGCAGATGAAGATTTCTTTGTCTCACTTTCATTAAATACTCCAACCTCAACAAGTGGGATAAAAACAAACTTCTCCAAAAATATTGGAAGATGTAGCATCGTAGAAAGAAATGTTTTAGATCCAGGAAATCCATACACACCAAAAAATGTAAATCCAACTAAAGTTCTACCAACCGTATTTCCTCCAGACGAGGTTGATGTTACAGATAATGGTCCTGGTAATGGAGATCCATCACAGTCTAATAGTGAATTGTCCCCATCTTATAGAGTTACTTCTAACAGAAGTACAGTTAGAGAAGGAGAATTTGTCATTTACACTATCAATACGACGAATGTAGCAAATGGTACAATTGCTTATTATACTTTATCTGGCAATGAAATAACATCAGAAGATATTATTGGTGGTAAACTTACTGGAAGATTTGTTGTTAATAACAACGTTGCCTATGTAACGGTTGGAATTGAAGAAGATAACACACCAGATGATACTGAAACATTAACATTTACCATTAATGGAACTGGGGCTTCTGTGAGTGTTCTGATTGTCCCAGATGATGGCAACGGAGCAAATCTTGATGATTACGATACATCAATTGGTGACAGTTTGGAAACTGTCTTCTCTGGATTTAATCCACCAACTGTTAATTCTGGAAAGATCATTACAGATGGTAATGGTGGAATTATTGAGATACCAATTGATAATCCTGGTTCTCCATGGGCAGAACCACCATACGTTTTTATTGGTGGATCAGGAATTGGAGCTACTGCTACGGCACTTTTAGATCAAAATGGTTTCCTCACAGAAATACGTGTAAAGTCTAGTGGATATGGTTACAAGAAAAATCTAGCAACTGATAATGATGTTCGTTGTATTATTGATGCCTTTACTGTTATTAGACCAGGAATTGGATATACTGAAATTCCAGATCTTTACATAAATGGGGAACTTGGAGTTGCTGAAGCATTGATTGACGATAATGGTTTCGTAATTGGAGCAAGAATTTTAGATAGACAAAGAACATTTGATGAATTCCCTGAGATTATTGTTGTTGGCGGCGGTGGATATGGAGCAAAACTTCTTCCATCTCTTGCTTGCCTAGATACAGAAGCACTATCTACTATTGGTTCTACGAAGATTGGAACTGGACGTTACGTTGATTGCCCATGACAAAATATTCTTATGCTGCCAGTAAAAGAGTATATGATACCTTATACGCAAATGGTCCAGCAAAACCAACAACACCAGATGAAACTCAGAAACTAGATAAAGCACCAAGATACAATACTTGGTACAAAGGTGCTTTAACTAGGTCAGAGATCTATGAAAGAATGTTTCCTGATGGTCAGACATGTGCTTTACGTATAGATGGACCAAGTGATGGATTTATCACATTTGATAATACTGGAAGTATTAAGATCGTAACTGGAATACATGATCCAGAAGTTGGTGCTGGTAGTGGAAAGTTATCAATACAAACATATGGTCAACAGCAGCAGCACCTTGAAAGAACTGACATTGAATATAGTGCTGGAACTGATGGCGAAGGGCAAGCACTCAACATCATTGCTTATGGTGATGTTGTTGAAAGTGCTACTGGAAGTGAACGACACATTTACGCACAAAAAATTATTATATCTGCTGCTGAAGAATTAATTCTAGCAGGACAGACAGTAAAAATTCAAGCTAATAATGGTGCTGGCACTATTGAATTATACGCTGGAAGTGTAGAAAAAACAACCACCAATGATAAGGAAACTGTGACAGGTCAAAAGATGACTTTTGGAGCATCTGAGACTACTAATTTACAGTTTGATCCCCGTGCTTCTGTTAATTGGGTTTCTCCTGGTCATGTAAATTGGAAGATCCTTGGAGATTATAAACAATGGGTTGGAGGAGTATCTCAACAAATTGTTGCTGGTGGAAAACCAGTTCCTCCACTAATTAAAGATAGATCCGAAACATATCAAGTTAGCACACTTCTTGGTGGTATTAGATTTACTGCTGCTACTGAAGACATTACACTTACAGCAACATCTGGTGGATTTTATGGTTACGCTACTTCTGGTATTGATCTAGCATCTACAACAGGAGATATTCTCATTAGTGCTGGAGCTGGAAGTATTGATATTATTTCTGGAACAGATGTCAATATCACTGCTACAGCAGATGTATCAATCAAGGGTGCTCTTATACTTCTCAACTAAATAAACCTAGTTGTGAAAGGGTCTTTATGCTTTCTACGCAATATCGTCTTCG